TCTGTCGATAATTATGTAAGTAGCATTATTTTTCAAACAAGAGCTACTTGTGAAAACTTATCAACAGTTTTAACTTTAGCTTCAAACAAGTCAGCAACTTTCGCAGGTAATATAAATTTTGGCGATAGTCATTTTATTGGAGATGATGGTAACGACAATTTATTACTACAAGGGTCAAGTGGAGAGAGTGTAATCGTAAACTCACAAGTTGCTATTAATTTAAGAACAAACAATGGTAGTGATGCTTTGACTTTAGATAGTTCACAGAATGCAACTTTTTCAGGTAATGTAGATTTAGCAGATAGTAAAAAATTACAACTTGGTGCAAGTCAAGATTTAAAATTGTATCACGATGGCAGTCATTCATACATACAAGATTCGGGTACAGGAGTTTTAAAAATATTAAGTTCAGGTGTTACTTTTCAAAACGAAGCAGGTTCATCAAATATTTTAGTTCTTGACACATCTGGTAACGCAACGTTTACAGGTGCAGTAACTGCAACATCTTTCTCTGGTGATGGTGTAAATATATCTGGTGTATATAAAAAGATATATGAAGAAACTTGGGGTTCTACACCAGAAGGTAAATACATAGAAATAACATTACCATTTATAAGTGGTACTGGTGGTTCAGATTATTATTACTTTGATGTCTTAGGCTATAGAGATATTGGCTCTATGGATAGCCAATTACATTATAGAGTATATCTTCATAACAGAGCTGATGGCGTAAACAACAATGCTCTTAATGCAGATGTGTTCGCTATTAATGAAGCTGCATCTGAAAGTTTTGGTTTTGGGTTTTTAGAAGGTGGTGCTAGTACAAGTAAGTTTTTGATTAAAGCATTAGAAGATTTTTCTCGTGTTTGTATTGTAGCATACCCATCTGAAGCTTCTTTAACAAGCAGTATGATCTCATCTACTGAGACTGAGCCCAGTGGTTATACCGATGTTACATTTGCAACCACTAGAATTAAAGGTGATGTAGAAGCAGAAGGCAACGCAACTTTTGCAGGAAATGTAAGTTTAGCAGATAGTAAAAATCTAAACATAGGAACTGGTAATGATTTATTCTTTGTGCATAATGGCTCTAATAGTTTTATGCAAAATGCTAATGGAGATTTATTTATTGAACAAGCAGCTAATGACAAAGATATTATTTTTAGAAATGATGATGGCTCTGGTGGATTAACACCATACTTTACTATTGATGGAGGAAGTGAAAGAAATATAGCATCAAAAGAATTACAGCTTTTAGATAATGTTTATTTGACTTGTGGTAGTGGTCGAGATTTAAGATTAATTCACGATGGCAGCAATAATTTTTTAGAAAGCTATAATCATAATTTATTTATTGACCAAAATTTTGACGATGGAGATATTACATTTAGGTGTGATAATGGTAGTGGTGGCAAAACAACATATTTTAAACTAGATGGTAGTGCTACAACAACAGTATTTAGCAAAAACACAAGACACGATGATAGTGTTTTACTACAAGTAGGTAATAGTAATGATGGTGCTTTTTTTCATAATGGTTCTGATACATTTATAACTAACGCTACTGGAGCTTTAAAAATAAGACAATTCCAAGATGATGGAAATATAATTTTTGATTGTGATGATGGAAGTGGAGGAGTTACTGAGTATTTTAGAATTGATGGTGGTTCAGAAAAAAATATATTTAGCAAACCTGTTGAATTAGGAGACCTTACAATAAGTGGCACATTATCAGGTGCAGGATCTTTTGTTCCTGTTAGTGGTGGTACTTTTACAGGTTTAGTAAATGCAAATGCAGGTTTGACAGATAGTGCAGGAGATTTACAACTTGGTGGAAGTGGCTCTGTAGGTAATTTAAGTTTGACAAGTAACACTTTAGCGACTTTCACAGGTAGTGTACAATTAGCAGATACCAAAAACTTACAATTTATCGGTGCATCAGGAGATCACGCTAGAATATTTTACACTCAAGGAGATGGTTCAACGGGTGATATATGGACACACGGTTTTTATCAAAACTCAATATTGAGAGGTAGTATAGAGTTTTTCGCTACTGATGAAGCTACAGCAGATGCTAACATTAGATTTAAAACTAATAGTACAACAGCTTTAACATTAGACAGCTCACAAGATGCAATTTTTGCAGGTAGAGTTACTGCTACTCAAGGAAGATTTACCTCATCAAATGATGCTAGTGTAGGCAGTACAAATCACGCTTTTCAAGCAGGAGTTACTTCTAGCACAAACATTATTATAGATGGCAATGAAATGATGGCTAGAAATAATGGTGCTACTTCTACTTTAAATCTTAATCCTGATGGTAGTTCTGTAACTTTTCACGCTAACGGAAACTCAAGTACAATAGCAGATAACGGTAACGCAACTTTTGCTGGCAATTTAACTGCCGCCAAATTAATATCAGTAGATGGTGTTTTAGATTTAGACGATAACGGTAATGCAGATGGAATAATAAATGCAAGAGCTTCATTAACTATAAACATAGATTCTGACGCAAATTCAACTGGTGAAGCATTTAGAATAAACAGTAATACAACAAATGCTAACACAAACAACCTATTCAACATTACAGAGACAGGTGCAGCAACTTTTGCTGATAATGTTAATTTAGGAGATGATAAAAAATTAAACTTTGGTGCTGTACCTGATTTTGAAATATTTCATAATAGCACCTCAAATGTTAATACTATCGCATCACTTTTAGACAGACAGTTGGCTTTAAGAGCAAATACTATGTTTTTTACAGACCAAGGTGCGACAACTGCATTTATGTCGATACAAGATTCAGGCAAAGTATCAGTTGGTAATCCTGCAGGAACGAAAAAAGAATTTAATGTAAAAAATTCAGGAAGTAATGGTGGTTTAAGAATAGAGCATAGTGGCTCAGCCAATACAGTTGCTTTTTTAGGTCAAGGTGGAAGTGGTGATGAGGGTGTTTTATTTTTACAAGATAGCGGAAGTGATACAGTAAAAATTGCAGGGGAAACAGGGGTTCACAGTTTTATAAACTCAGGGAACGTAGGAATTGGTGTTACTGCACCCTCTGAAAAATTAGAAGTCAATGATGGTAACATATTTATTAATGGTGAAAACCACGGTTTGATAGTAGATTCAGTTTCTAAGAGAGTTGGATTTATGAAATATGCTGGCAGGGAGGGTGTAATTTCAAGAGTTTCAGGTCAAGATTTTGAAATAGTAAGAACAGATGGTTCATCTATTACTGATGGCTCAAGTTTAACATCAGATTTATATATAAGTGGTTCAGGCGATGTAGGAATTGGAACAACTTCGCCTGAATCAAGATTACATATATCCTCAAATGGTTCAACATTAATGAGAATTACAGGTGGCGGTGCTAGTATTACAGGTATTGACTTTGGCGATTCTGCTAATACAGATGATGCAAGAATTAGGTATGACAACTCCAATAGAGATATGGATTTTTTTGTTGCAAATGCTTCAAGAATGAATATAAATTCAAGTGGAGATGTAAAAATAGGTAGCTCAGGAACAGCAAACCTATATTTAGGTAACATAATAGGTGCATCTTCATCAGACAGGGGTATGCGAATACACACTAACAACTCTGATGCTTTCTTTGATTTTCAAGGTGTAACAGATGATTCTTTATTT